TGGTATTAAACAATGTGGTTGTCCAGAACAAGATGAACATCTTGAAGTTTATGAAGAAACTGCAAAACAAAAAAAGATACGTTTAAAACATAAAGGTTCTGAATAATGGCTGGATTAAGTTATAGTGGATTAGTTACACAGATTAGAAATTACACAGAAACAGATTCAAATGTTTTAACAACTGATATATTAGAAAATATAATCTTAAACGCACAATATAGAATAATGAGAGATGTGCCTATTGATGCTGATAGAGTGCAACAGATAGGTAATTTAGTTGTAGGTCAAGAAACTATTAATGCACCTGGTGGTGCTTTATTTATTAGAGGAATACAAGTTTATAGCTCAACGTCTGCTACAACAGGAGCTAATGTTTGGTTAGAAAAAAAAGATGTAACATATTTACAAGAATACATACCCTCTACAGAGTCAACAAAAAGAGGACAACCTAAATACTATGCTATGTTTGGAGGAGCAACAGGAGATGGAGATACTAACTCTGGACGTATATTCGTAGCTCCCGTTCCTGATGCAACATACAAATTTAGAGTTCATTATAACAAAATGCCAGCTACTTTAGCTTCAGATAATACTACTAATTATATTAGTCTTAATTTTCCAAATGGCCTTTTATATTGTTGTTTATCAGAAACTTATGGTTTTTTAAAAGGTCCGATAGACATGTTGACACTATATGAAAATAAGTATAAACAGGAGATACAGAAGTTCGCAATAGAACAAACTGGAAGACGAAGACGAGACGATTATACTGACGGAACAGTTAGATTTAAAATTGAATCATCTTCACCGTAATAGGAGATTAAATTATGGCAATATCATCAGCAATTTGTACAAGTTTCAAACAAGAAATTTTAGTAGGCACACATAATTTTACTGCATCAAGTGGACATACTTTTAAAATAGCTTTGTTTACAAGTTCTGCATCTTTAGGTGCAGGCACAACTGCTTATTCAACATCAAATGAAATTTCAAACACATCTGGATCTGCATATCAACCAGGTGGAGCAACACTTACAAGTGTAACACCAACAACCGATGGAACTACAGCAGTTTGTGATTTTGCAGATGTAAGTTACACATCCGCATCTTTTACAGCAAATGGTGCATTAATTTATAACGACGATCAATCTGATAAAGCTGTTGCAGTTATCGCTTTTGGTGGTGATAAAACAGTATCAAGTGGAACTTTTACAATTCAATTTCCAACAGCAGACGCAAGTAACGCAATTATTCGTATAGCGTAAGGAGGAAATCCTTATGGCATCTACCTGGGGTACTAACACTTGGGGATCAAACGAGTGGCAAGATGACGTTATAACCGCATCTCTCGTTGCACCTGAATCAGCTTCCGCATTAGGCACACCACAATCGTTTAACGTTGAAGGTTGGGGTAGACAACAATGGGGCAACTCAGGTTGGGGTGTAGAGTATTCTGTAAAACCATCAGGTGTTTCTGCCACAACTTCTTTAGGAACAGCACAGGCTTCTCAAATTATAACTGTAGAACTAACAGGTTTACAAGCTAACTCTAATTTAGGTTCAATAAGTATAAATAGTGAAGTTACTCTTTCTGGTCAATCAGCTACTATATCTTTAGGTAATTCAGAAGAATTTAACGAAACAGGTTGGGGAAGATTAACTTGGAATACAGCTGATTGGGGCGAAGGTGCAGATGAAACTATTTCTGTTACTGGTTTTGAAGCAACTGCTTCACTAGGATCTATAACTCCAGCGTTTACATATTTATTAGAGATGGTTGGTGCTAATCACTCTATGACTACGAGCGTTGGAACAGTTGCTGTAGATGCTGAACGTGGTGTTCCTGTGACTGGAGTTGAAGCTACTTTTGCAACTCCAACTTTATCGTATGCAGGAACTTTAGTTGGTTGGGGTAGAGATGGATGGAGTGATTTAAGTTGGGGTGAATCTCCTAATCAAGTTATTCCTTTAGTAGGTAGAGAGGCAACTACAAATGTAGGGTCTTTAACTCCTGCAGATGTAGTTGGTTTATCTGGTCAAGAGTCAACAACAAACGTTGGTTCTACAACTATTAAACTTGATTCAACACAAGCAATTACAGGTCAAGAAGCTACGACTAATACTGGAACTTTAGGTTTGGAATTTGGTCCAGCATCTATTTCAGGTGTGTCTTCCACAGCTAGTCCTGGAACTTTAGGTTTAGAGTTTGGTCCAGCAGAAATTACAGGTGTTTCTGCAACAACAAGTATTGGAACTTTAGAAATTGGTCCTGTTACTTTGATTGATTTAACAGGTGTCACTGCAACTTCAGCTGTAGGTTCCTTAACTCCTGCAGATGTTGTTGGTTTAACAGGTGTCACTGCAACTTCAGCTGTAGGCTCTATAACACCAACAGATGTAATGGGTTTAATTGGTTTACAATCTATTTTTGCAGATCCTACAATTGGAATACAAGCTTACGCAAATGTTAATACAGGATCAAATGGTTCTTATAGTAATGTTGACACTGGCTCAAATTCGTCATATAGTGATGCCTTAACAGGTTCGAATTCATCATATTCTGATGTTGCAACTGGATCAAATACAAGTTATACTGACGCTGCATAGGAGATAAAATATGGCATCAACATACACACCTTTAGGAATAGAACTTCAAGCAACTGGAGAAAATGCTGGTACGTGGGGAACAAAAACAAATAATAATTTAAGCTTAATTGCAGAATTAACAGGTGGTTTTGCACAGGTATCAATTGCCGGTTCAGCAAATACTACTGCTTTAACTGTTGTTGATGGTGCAACAACTGGTACAGCTCAAAGAAGAATGATTGAGTTTACAGGGACTATTTCAGGAAATCAAGTTGTAACCATACCTTTAGATGTAGAAACTTTTTATATTTTAAGAAACTCTACTTCTGGTTCTCACACAGTTCAGTTTAAATATGCTTCTGGTTCAGGATCTACGTTTACATTTTCAGCTACAGACAAAGGAGATAAAATTGTTTTTGCTGCAGCTAATGATGGAACAAACCCTGATATTAAAACTCTTGCAATTGGAACTGGTATCACTGATGTCGTTGATGACACTACACCACAATTAGGTGGAAATTTAGATACTAACTCACACAATATTTTAATAGACGATGCTCATTTTATTGGAGATGAAAATGGTCTTGAACAAATTATATTTCAAACAACTGCTTCAGCAGTTAATGAATTAGAAGTTACAAATGCGGCAACAGGTAATCCACCTATTCTTGGTGCAAGTGGAGAAACTAATGTTGATTTACATCTTAAACCAAAAGGTTCTGGAGAAGTTAGAATTGGAACAGGAGCAGCAGCAGCAACTTTAACAACAAGTGGTGCGCATGATCTTGTCTTAGATACAAACTCAGGAACAGATTCTGGAAATATTACATTAACAGATGGAGCTAATGGAGATATAAATGTTTCAACAAACGGAACAGGTGCAATTAAATTTAACGACATAGCATATATCCCTCAACAAGCACTAACATCATCATCTAATGCAGTTGCATGGGACGCTCAAGCTAAACCAAACGCTTTTCATCTAACAACAGAGAACACTACATTCTCTGCACCAACTAACAATATTGAAGGTTCATTTATCTGTTTAGAAATTAATTACAATGGTTCGCACACAATAGCTTTTAATACAGTATTTGAATTTGCAGCATCAACTGCACCAACATTTACTTCATCAGACGGTAAAACAGATATTCTTGTGTTTAGATACAATGGCGCTGTATGGCAAGAAGTAGGTAGAACATTAAATTTAAGTGAAAGTTAAAATATGTACGCATTAGTAGAAGATAACAATATAACAAAATTAATTAACAATCCTCAATCTTTAGTAATTGGAGATGTAAGATATCCAGCTAAAATATTTTCTTTATGGAGTAAATCTGAACTAGAAGCTATTGGAATTTATGAAGTAATAACTGATTCATCTAACAAAAAAGATGAACAATGGTACGTCAACACTAGTGAATCTTACGCATTTGCAGACAGTCAAGTAACAAGATCGTGGGGAACTGCAACAGCTAAACCACACGCAGATGTAACACAAACAATTAATGAGGTTGAATATACTACACCTGGTCTTAAAACAAAATTAATTAAAGATTTAAAAATAACAGTTGCTAATGAACTTGCTAAAACTGATTGGTATATAACTAGAAACACGGAAAAATCTACAGCAATCCCTAGTGCAATATCTACTCACAGAGATGCAGTTAGAACTAAACAAGCAGAAATGGAAACTGCAATTACAAACGCATCAGATACCCCAGCTTTAGAAACTTTACACACATATGTTAATACAGGCACAGAAGAAAATCCTGTAATGACAAGACCATTAGGCGAACTACCAATATTGGAGAGTTAATGACAGCGCCATTGATACTTGGTACTAACTCCATAAAAGATACAGGGTTTGATGTAGCTAACTCTACTAGATTTAATAGTGGTGATAGTGCATTTATGAGTAAAGCATCAACAACAGTAACTAATGATAAAAAATTTACTGTTTCAGCTTGGTGTAAAAGATCAAAACTTGGTAGTAGTTCTGAATTTGGTATTTTCAAAACTATATCAGACAGTAATAATCAAAATAAAAATATACAATTTGGATTTTATAATGATTCAATTTATTTTGCTTTTGTAGATGGTGGTTCTGTAACAGTAAATAAAGTTTCAACTGCTGTCTTTAGAGATACTTCTTCTTGGTATCACGTGATGTTAGCAGTAGATTCAACACAAGGAACAGCTGCAAATAGAAATAGAATTTATGTCAATGGCACTGAAATTACATCATTTGGTACAGATACAAATGCTGGTGCTGATGAAACTTTTTTATCAACAAGTTGTAATATAGATGTTGGTAGATATACTGGTACAAGTGGAACACATAGATATTTTGATGGATATTTAGCTGAAGTAGTATTTATTGATGGCTTACAATTAGCACCAACAGACTTTGGAGAGTTTGATTCTGATAGTCCAAGAATATGGAAACCTAAAAATCCATCAACTTTAACTTTTGGTAATAATGGTTTTTATTTAGATTTTAAAGATAGTAGTAATCTTGGTAATGATGCAAATGGTGGAACAGATTTAACAGAATCTAATCTAGCAGCAATAGACCAATGTACAGATACCTGCACAAATAATTTTGCTACTTTTACAGCAGAAAATCACACTTACTCTAATTTTACTGTAACGGAAGGTAATTTAAAAACTCATGCATCTTCTGGACAATTAGGTTTACATGGTACTTCAATTATGCCTACAAATTCTGGTAAGTGGTATTTTGAAGTAAAAATAAATACTGCAGCACCCGGTGATGGCTCAAGAGTTGGAATAATGAATTACCAAACACAATTAAATAATAGCACTTATACAGGTGCTATAAATACGCCTTCACAAGTCTTAGCAGGATGTACAACAAGTTGCAAAAGTGCAAAACATTTTGAGGGTGATGCACAAGGAGTAATGGTTGAATATACTTCATCAGGTGATTTTGCTGATGGAAATATAGTTCAATTTGCTATGGATTTAGATAATAAAGCTATTTATATTGGAAGAGATGGAACATTTTTAACTCGAACTGGGTCAAGTGGTGGCGATCCCACAAGTGGATCTAGTAAAACGGGTGCAATAACAACAAACACAAATATTATGGATGGCTCACCAATGACTGCCTACACAGGAATTAGTATAGGTGGTGGAGGAAGTGCTGATCATGAAATGAGTTTTAATTTTGGTAACCCACCATTTTCAATATCATCAGGAAATACTGATGCTAATGGATTTGGAAATTTTGAACATGCAGTTCCAGCAGGATATTTAGCTTGGTGTAGCAAGAACTTAGCGGAGAGTGGATAATGGCCTATACAACTGTTGATAACCCGGAACTTTATTTTCAGACAAAGTTATATACTGGAAATAGCAGTACACAATCAATTACTTTTGATGGTAGTGAAAATATGCAACCTGATTGGGTGTGGTCTAAAGCAAGAAGTCAATCAGATAACAGTGCAGTTATTGATTCTGTAAGAGGTGGTCAAAAACAATTAAGAAGTAATACAAAGGATGCTGAACTTACAAGAACAGATGCTATAAGTTCATTTGATTCAAATGGGTTTAGTATGGGTAGCCAAGCAGAACTAAATAGTAATAGTGTTACTTACGTAGCATGGAATTGGAAAGCTGGTGGCTCAGCTTCTAATAATACTGATGGAAGCACAACAACTTCTGTATCTAATAATAGCACAGCAAAATTTTCAATAGGAACTTATACAGGGACTTCTTCTGCAGCAACAATAGGTCATGGATTAGGTGCAGCTCCTGGAATAATTATAATTAAGAACAGAAGTAGTGGAACAAGAGATTGGGCAGTTTATCATAGAGATTTAACAGGAAATAACAAATATTTAAAATTTAATGAAAATGTTGTAGAACAAACTGATACTGCAACTTTTAATAACACAGCTCCAACAAGTTCAGTTTTTGCATCTGCTGGAAGTGGAGAAGTCAATCAAGGTAGTGAAAATTTTGTATTTTATGCGTTCGCAGATGTTAAGGGCTACTCTAAATTTGGAAAATATGTTGGTAATGGAAGCTCTGATGGCCCTGCAGTTTTTACGGGCTTTAGACCTGCATTCGTACTTTACAAAAATATAACCACAGCAGATAGTTGGTTTGTACATGATAATAAAAGACAAGGTTTTAACGATGATAATGAATTAATGTTTGGTGATATAACTCAAGGAGAATCCACAGTTAATAGGCTAAGAATTTTATCAAATGGATTTAAAGCACTCGATTCTGATAAAGGTGTAAATAAATCAGGTGACACTTATGTTTATATGGCTTTTGCAGAATCTCCACAGGTAAATTCTTCTGGTGTTCCAACAAATGCGAGGTAGACATGTTACAAAAAATAGGATTTCAACCAGGTATAAACAAACAACTTACACCGACCGGAGCAGAAGGTCAGTGGATTGATTGTGATAATGTTCGTTTTAGATATGGCACACCTGAAAAAATAGGTGGTTGGAAACAATTAGGTGGTTCAAATGACTTGACCGGAGCAGGTAGAGGACTACATCATTTTGTTAGTTCTACTTCTATTAAATATTCTATTATAGGGACAAACAGAATATTATACGCATATTCAGGTGGTGTATTCTATGATATACACCCCATTAAAACTACAACAACTTTATCTAACGCATTCAGTACGACTAACGGATCAGCTGTTGTAACTATAACTTTTTCTACGTCTCATGGTATAGTGGCAAATGATATTGTTTTATTAGATAACTTTTCATCTATAACTAATTCTAATTTTAGTTCATCTGATTTTGATGATAAAAAATTTATGGTAACAAGCGTACCATCAGCCACAACTCTTACAGTCACCATGCCATCAAACGAATCAGGATCTGGTGCAACGACATCAGGTGGTGTCAGGGTACAACATTACTATCCTGTAGGTCCAGCGGTGCAAGCAAAAGGTTTTGGTTGGTCACTTGGAACTTGGGGTGGAGAAGAAATTGGAGCAGCTACTACTACTTTAAATGGTGCTTTATCAGATGATACAGCAGGCACAGGTGGATCAGGAACATCTATAATTTTAACAGATGCTTCACAGTTTCCAAGCACGGGTACAAATTTTATTCAAGTAGGTAATGAAGAAATATCTTACACTGGTGTCACTAATAACACCTTAACAGGTATAACAAGAGGTGTAAGAAACTCAACAAGGTCTTCTCATTCTGATGGTGCAACAGTTACTAATTCATCAGATTTTGTTGCATGGGGTGAAGCTGCATCAGGAGACTTAGTTCTTGAACCAGGCATGTGGTCTTTAGATAATTTTGGTGATAAAGCAATTTGTTTAATACACGATAGTTCTGTTTTTGAATGGGACTCTTCTCTAGCTGCAGCAACAAGTACAAGAGCAACAATTATATCTAATGCACCAACAGCATCAAGACACATGGTTGTATCTACACCGGATCGTCACTTAGTATTTTTTGGAACAGAGACAACTATAGGAACACCCACAACACAAGATGATATGTTTATAAGATTCTCGGACCAAGAAGATATTAACACATACACACCTACAGCAACCAATACAGCTGGTACACAGAGACTAGCCGATGGATCACAGATTAGAGGAGCAATTAGAGGTAGAGATGCAATATATGTTTGGACTGATACTGCATTGTTCACT